CACTTTTTTCTTATGCCCTAAAGCCGTGCCCACAGCTAATCCTATAGCCTCTTGAAACTGCTTAAATTCTTTCTCTGTCTCAAACGGTTTATCAAAATCCCCTTCAAAATACTCAGCTATAGCTTCTTTAGCCGTGTAATTAGCATAATCCGTTCTTAAATCTTTAACCTTAACTTCATCATTTCCAGTAAGTTCTTTTAATCTTCGTGCATTTTTTTTATTATTAGTATCAAATATTTGATCCGTAGGTTCTTTACCTTCCATATGCATTTGTATAGCAGTTGCAACTGCCCTATTACGCTTCACAAAACGTTGTGGCCTATCGTGTTTACCCCGAAAAGATATGACCATAGAATCTCCAGTTATTTTGATATCCCCCACTTTTAAATCTATGGCCCCAGACCCAGTAGGTTCCCCATCTTCATGAATACGCTCATCACCCCCATGCCTAATTCCCAACAAACCCACTAAAGCTAGACAAGTATCCGTAGGACTATGACTGAGTGCCTCTCCACTCATTCGTCTCAATGCCCTTACCCCTTTCTGTATATCTGATCTATTGTCTCTATACTCACTCCAATGGTCGTCTTTTAATTCTTTAGCACGGGCATGACTATAACTAATGCCTAATTCTCCAGTTTTAGGATTTCTCCACTTGGCTTGAATAGGTAAATCAGCCTCTAAAGCTACATGAACATCTACAGCCCCAGGAGGAATACCTTTATTACCCCTATTACGAGTCTGCTTATGTTCTACAATCACATCATTTCCATTCTTATCTTTCTTACGTTTTAATTTCTTACCGTCTTCGCCCTTAGGAGCTTTAGCATCTGTAGCTTCATCTCCATTTTCATATTCATATATATTAGCCCCATGCTCAGGATGAGGTACTAGATGCACAAATGGACTCTTAGGGTCTGTGACAGGTTCGTGACCCTTTTGAGCATGGGTATCTAACCATTCAGCCGTAGCATCAATATACAGCCCTTGTCTAGCCCCAGTATAAATTCTGAACCCTTTATTCCGCAGTTCACTAATTTCATCATTATCTATATACCTACGTTGACCTGAAGGTAATTGGTCTAATTCTTCTGGATCTTTAGCCCTTACATCCTTTAGTAAATAATCACTAGACATTTATACCTCATCATATTGTTCTGAGTCATTAAGGTCTTCATCCTCATCTTCGTCTTCTCCAGCTTGGGCTAATTGCTCTTGAGCCTTTTCATCTTCTCCCCCTTCTTCTCCTCCCCCACCTTCAGGGGATGCCCCACCCAGCATCTCCTGTTGCTGTTGTTGCATCTGCATCTGTTGCTCCTGTTGTTCCATTTGCTGCATAGTTTGCTCAATCTGGAGAGCTTGAGACTCACCCTGGAACTGGGTCATGGGTACGGACTCCCCTTCAATAACGAAGGCAATTTCCTCTAGGTTGGCTCCTTGGTCTTGAAGTTTAACAGTAAAGCCCATTTGATTCAACTGACTAGCTACAGCAACTCTCTGTTGAGCAAAGCTAATTCTAGTAGCTTCAGCCTTTTCTTCTGGTGTAGGAAGTTCTAATGCCCAATCTGTAATTCCAAAAGCATCCATAAGAAGTGGAAAAACCTTATCGTGGAACATACGCTGGTCACCTTCCACTACACGACTCATAACTACTAGTTGCTGAGTTTGTGTAGATAAACCACCAAAGGCTTCGGGTGCGCCCTGCCATGCGGGAGTTACTCCCCACATAGCTGCTATGCGTTCACGTACTTCTTGACGTACAGGCAGATAATCCATCTCCTGTAGTGTATGAAACAACCTAACCATGTCAACTCTGCCCCTATTATTTCTAGCTGATACTGCTACCATAGGGACAAAGTTAGGATCCATACGAGTTTGAGCAGCCATGTTAGACCGTTCACGCCTCAATGATTCAGGGTCATCAGTAAAGACCATAATCATAGAAGCTGGCATCTTACGCTCAAAGAAATACCTATATAAGTTTTTATCCATGCCAATCAAGGTAAGGGCTTTCTCAAAGACGGTAAGGATAGGACTCCACCCATAGGTTTCACTAGGGGAGAACTTAGAGACATGAATAACTTCACTATCGAATAGGTATATATGCTTGTTCCTATGGTAATATTTGTACATAATGGGCTGGCATACTCTTGTACAACCAGGGTGGTCACATGTTTGAGGAGTATCTTGAACGTCATCCCTATGAATAGGGCACAGGAAATGAGCGTTTTTCGGCAATCCCGCAGTATCTAAATCAAATTCAACCAAAGCAGGATTTAATCTACGAACTTCTATAATCTTAGAACGTAATGTATCATCATCCATAGTTTTATATTCTTTAGCTAAATATAAAAACCCATCATCTACAGTATTAATATCGTAGTGGAACTGTTTTAAGACCTCTTCTAAACTTTGGTCAAAGACATTACAATCCTCTAAGAACTTCCCAAACCGTTCCTGTTGCTCATGGTCTGGGTCTTTTATCTTAGCCTTCCATTGGATACCACGCCTAAAAACCTCACTAGTAATATGATTAATGGGGCTACGAATTTCTTCAACAGACATGGCAATGGTTTGAATATCCATTACAAGCTGTTGTCTATACGCCATTTGATGGCGTACCCACGTATTAACTATGTGGTCTAAGCCTATCGTAGGCGCAGTTCCTACATCTCCTGATGCCTTCATTAACTGAAACATGCCGATTTGAGCATTCAAATCTGTCATTTGTTGTGATAAAGCAGGGGTTTCAGGAAGGTATTCCGATAATTTCATAACTAATCCTTACGTGTAGTTAATTTTTCTATGTCAGAAGAGAGGGTCAATTTAAGCAACGTTTCCATGGCTAACTCTTTCAATAATGTACCCTCTGATTTAGAAGCAGATATACGAAGAGTGCTTATCTCCTCTTCATATTTTACTATCTTTTTACGTATTTCAGCAAGTTCTTCGTCTTTTTCTTTAACTGCATCCGAATAATCGTCTTCAGTTCTAGTATCTACAGGGATAAAAGAAGCAGTCGCATTCTGTAAAATACCTAAACGAGAGGCTTCTTTTACCAATGCAATAAATCCTCCTTCAGTAAGTACAGTTACGGCAGGACTATCATCCTCTACATCATCCTCTGGATTCATTTCCCTCAAGACATCATGCCACGTATCTAAGATACGCCATGTTTGTGTCCCTTCATCTCTAGTCGCTATATATTGGGAGTCCCGTTCCCTTAACATGTTACCCATCATAATTGTTGTCCTCCTCTTCTAATCTAATGACTATGGGGGTCTATCCCCGCTTTGTTCAGAACCCGATTAACTATACAACCCATTACTAACCACGATATTATTAACCCTAGCCCATACATAGCTAAGAGTGGTACTGGAAGAAATCTACCTATTGACAATAGTAACACATCTTCTAATGTATGTACAGACACAAATCCAACCATTACCCCCGAAAACAGGGTAGCCTTGTACGATTGTAAGTATGTTTTAAGAAATTTCACAAGCACTCCACCCACAATTTTTGCACGATACACACCCGCTTTCCTGTACCAACAGAGGGGAACTACACCCACATTCCTGGGGAGTATCTTTATGTCCATTGATTAGAACTTCTTTGGCCCTACTACCACTTCTATAAATGGTAATTCCTTTGCACCTTGATTCCCACGCCCCAAGGTAAGCTGTGTAAACATCTTCTATTGTAGCATTATGGGAAAGATTAATGGTTTTAGAAATCCCTGAATCTACCCAAGTCTGAAACACAGCTTGCATTTGTACATGTTCCTCAGATGAAATTTCCGGTGCGGTAATGTATACATTTTTAACCCATTGTGGTATACCATCTAAATTTTGCAACGACTCACCATTACTTAAAGCTTCCATTAATTCTTCTGAATAAAAACCTTCTTCTTTAGCCACCTCCTGAAAATAAGGGTTCACGTAATATAATGTCTTCCCCTCTAGAATATTCTGCTTCTTCCATGCCAATGCAAAAATAGGCTCAATGCCCGATGCACATCCCGCAATCATAGAAATAGTACCTGTAGGAGCTACCGTAACTCTGCAAGCATTCCGATAATTTTCATGCATCTTATAGGAACTCTTAGTCCATGCTGGAAAGGGGCCACGTTGACCACCTAAATTTAACGAAGCCACATCAGTAGCAGCACGAATATACTGCATCAAAGACCCCCCAATAATTTGGGCCTCACTACTATTATAAGGAACTTTTAATACGGCCAACAAATCTGCAAAACCCATAATACCTAACCCTATTTTTCTCGTAGCCTTAGTCATATATTCAATCTCTACGACAGCATATTTATTGGCATCAATAACATTATCCAAAAAATGGGTGGAAAGATTAACAACCCTAGTCAATCGCTCCCAATCAATCTTATCTTCCCAATCCGTACTAGCATTATCAAGATAGAATTTCACTAAATTTATAGACCCCAAATTACAACTCTCGTTCCCAAGGAGCGGTTGTTCTCCACACGGATTAGTAGCAATCATATCCCCAAATTCTTTAGTAACTTTATTATCTTCGTTAATGCGATCTAGAAAAACCATCCCAGGTTCCCCATTACGCCACGCATTTTCTATGATAAATGAAAATATTTTACGGGCAGACTCCCACGTAACAATCTTATCTGTATGGGGATCAATTAAAGGATAATCAGAATCAGACTGCACCAATTGCATAAAATAAGAATCCACCGCTACCGAAATATTGAAATTATGTATATCACCTTCAATAGATTAAATTATGTATATCACCTTCAATAGATTTACACGTAATAAATTCTTTAATATCAGGATGGTATACAGACATTACTGCCATATTTGCGCCATCCCTTTTTCCACCTTGAGTAATCATACTTGATACTCTAGATAGAGTCTTTAAAACCTCAATAGGCCCACACGCTTTACCATGAGTAGTATCAATACTAGCTCCCTTAGGTCTAATCTTAGATAATGCAAACCCTGTGCCACCACCAAACTTCTGTACCATAGCAGAATGGGTAGCAGCCTTCATTATGTCTTCCATACTATCTTCCAATGGCAATACAAAACAAGCACTTAAAGTACCCTGATTAGTACCAGCATTCATCAATGTGGGTGAATTAGGTAAAAACTCTAATTGAGCCATTATATCATAGAAATCATTAGCCAATAAGTCTACTTCTACTGATAAAGCTCCATAGAGATCTTCATCTACTTGCGCTATTGCTTTAGCTACTCGTTGAAAAAGTTCAGTCGAGGTTTCTATAGGTTCATGATTAGTGTCTTTTAAATAATATCTATGTTGTAAAATGATTTCTGCTTGCGGAGATACCCCCGAATGCACTTTAAATGCTGTTGCCATTTATATTCCTCCTATCCTCTAAACCCACAAAATATACATAATTTTCGTTCTGTTACCCAAAAGGAAGCAGCACATAACGGCTCTTCACAATTGGGATTAGGTTGCTGTGGTTCCATCATTGGGTTAACGGGGGCTAATCCTGCCCCCATTTCTGTTTCTTGGTTCGTATTATGCGCTGGTTTTGCATTATTTGTCAAGGAACTAACCCACTGATTTTGAAGATTCTGAGTGGCAGTTCCTTCAGATGGAGTATCTGGGGAAATGTCATTCATCCAATCCACCACATTACCTAGATTTTGAAAACTATTCAAGGAGGATTCATACGCAGCATATAATGCCATAGCAATAGAAAAGAAAGAATCTCCATGTCCCATAGGAGTACTAGGAGCTTTCAACTCATTACTAACACATAATATCTGTCCACGTTGTCTTTCATCAGACAATAATTTTAATTGACCAGAGTGGACATACTGCTCAAATACTTGAGCCATTGTATTCTTGGATTTTGTGGTAAAGTGCATTGCTCGCCAAATGTTATTTAAACCTCTATCTTCTAATTCACCTCTAGTGTTATCTATATACCCCCTCATAATATGAAATTTGTCTACAACATCATTTAGATATTCAATTTGGTCTGAATAAGACCAACCATCTAACCAAGACTGATGAATCTGTTCTATTCTATCTCCTATCTTTCTAAAGATAACTAAATGAGATGGGTGCCGTTTCTTCCCTACATCAAACCCCGCAAATATATCCCCCTCTTCAAGAGGCATATAAGCCTTATTAACAGGATGATTAAGTAAAGTGGGGTCTTCACATTTTCTAATGTCATCCTCTTCAAAATAAGCTTCGGTAGCAAAATAAGGTTGCAATAAAAACTCTGAAGCAAAGGATTTCGGTCTAGCCCTTTGCTGTTGTAATAACCATTCTTCACCATATAATTCAGGCATTAGAACTCGTCTACCCGGTACTGGGTCTAAAGCAGGAAGAACTCTCGTTTTAAAACGGTCATCTTTTTGGAGAACAGTTAATAAATCTCCTGGCATCATCGGAGTTCCTAAGACAATAACAGGAATTCCTTTTAAAGGAATAAACATAGTCTCTGTTAAAAAATGCTCTTCTACTTTAGTTAATTGAGATAAGTTTAATGGGTTCTCTGGGTCACGCAAAACGTCATCTGCAATCAAAGCCCCATTAACATGCATACCCCTCTTAAATGAAAAAAGACCTCCATGTGCTATTTCCATAGGCTTCTTATTAATGTGATATCTAAAGGAAAAGTCAGCCTTTGGA